TTGTAAAGATGAGACTAGTTTCTGGAACGAGTTGATACATGATTCACAGACTAGTCTTGGATTGCCTATTGATATTTCTGCCTTTGATCATGGTCCGCCGGATTGGATGGTTATTGAGTGTGTTCAATTGCTTTTGGACGTGTGTTGGGATGGTAGTGAAGAAATGTTGATGTCGGGGAAGCGGGTTATCGATCAGATCAAAAACTCTGTTTTGGAACACGAAGGGCACTCGGTCAAGTGGGAAGGGGGTGTTCTCTCTGGGTGGCGTATAACCAGTGTTATTGATACGGTTATCAATGCAAGTATTGCTTATGGTACTGGCGTTACCATGGCTGCAGTTCCGGCTACTACTGGTGATGATGCTTTGTTTTTTGTTAACTCTCGTGATGACATGGAACGTATTATATCTGTGTACGAGCAGGTTGTTTCTGTCAACAGGAGGAAGTTCTTTAATGATGGTGTCAGATCGGAGTTTCTTAGATATCTGATGGTGCGGGGAGTCAAGGCAAGAGTGGGCTACCCTGCTAGATTCTGGTCTGGATACTGCTTCACTCAGGCTTTTACTGAGGGGTGTGTGGAGGATTGTTTTGAGATAGTCTCTGCTTATCAAATGGGAGTTAACAGAGGTATGAGGAAGCATGAAATGCATAGACAATGTGTTGAACGTCTTGCCGATCATTTTGACTGTCCTAGATGGGAGGCTTCGGCCTTTTTACACACTCCTGCCTCATTTGGCGGAGGAGGTGAGTCACCATTTTGTGAAACATGGAGGAAATCTCGCAGAAGTGTCGACGTGATTAGTGTGAACGGCAAGAGTAGGCGTGTGCTTGGTTGGGATTTGTTGTCTGGTATGGCCAAGAAACAATTGGGTGAATGTCGTAATAAGCTCGGTGTGCCACACGACTATCTTAAGGGGATTTATGATGGTCTGCGTCCTAAGAAGTCTTCTACTTTGGACAGCTCGAAACAATATTTGGAGAAGGTTAAACCAGTGGCTCGCGGCCCCGTGTTTCCTTCTGCAGAAAGAGAGTCTGTTCGTCGTCCTGACTGGAGTATTGATGCCTGGTTTAGAAGTTCTTGGATACGGTCGAGACCGAGAGAGTGGGCACATTGTGTTGATGTTTTTGACGTTGACAGATTGCGTTCCTTAGAG